GCCATTAATAATTATGGAAACATACCCGCATTTGCCGCAGGTGGAAGTGTTATGAGAAGTAATACAAAACCAGGTGGTGCAAGTAATGAAACACTAATTGAAAAATTAACAGATAGTATTTCTAATCGACCAATACAGACTTATGTTGTATCAAACCTTATGTCAAATCAACAACAGTTTGATAGAACAATTAAATCTCGTTCTTTAATATAAAAGCGGTAATAATTAAACTTTTACATATTTAATAATAATGACTGGAACAAAAATAATTGAATTATTTATTGACGATGAATTTGAAGAGGCTGGCATTGAAGCAATCTCTTTAGTATCTCGTCCTGCCCACGAAGAAAATTGGCAGGCATTTAATTCACAATTTGAAGAAGTTGAAACTCTAAATCCCTACACAATTATTGAAGATGATTTTTGTTCTAATCATTCGTCTTTATTTAATTCAGGAGAACCATATTCAGACCTTATTAGTGAAGGTTGGGAAGTAGTTAAGGTTGAAAAGATAACTCCACAAGATGTCTATAAGATGCAACAGGAGAAGTTTTCATCACCTAATGATCCATCTCAATTAGACACAGATAATTTAAGAATTAGATACAAATACATTGGTCCAAGAGACAAAGACAATCGTAAGTTTTGTGCGGAAATGATGGCCAAAGATTTAGTTTATAGAATTGAAGATATTGAAAGATTATCAAATCCAGAATTTGGTTCTTATAATATATTTTTATATCGCGGTTCATTTAACTGCCGTCATGCATGGGTTAGATTATTATACAAGAGACAAGGACAAATTCGAAATGACGGATCTTCAACAAGAAATAGAATTGAAGATGGTGAAGATATTGTAGTAGGACCAGATACAAGACCTGGACCAACAATTGCAAATGCAACTAATCCAGATGCAATTCAATGGAAAAAAGGAACTGCAAGAAATGGTTTAGAAGATAGAGAATATCTTATGGCAGAAATTGGTCCAAGAGGTGGAGTTAAAAAAAGTGATAAAGCCCCAAAGTCAGATACACCAAATCCGGAACCTAAAGGTGAAGGAACTGCAGAAGGAGATGCAAGTGGTAAAAGAGGAGCAAAGGTAAGTGCAGAACAAGAAAAAACTTTACAGGAAAAAGTTAAAGACTTTAATGAAAAAGATACTAATACAAAAAATGGTAATGCAACACTTGGTGCATTAAAATCTGTATTTCAAAGGGGATTAGGGGCATTTAATACATCACATTCTCCAACGGTTCAATCAGCAGAACAATGGGCATTTGCAAGGGTTAATGCATTTTTATATTTATTAAAAAATGGTAGACCTGAAAATCCTAAGTATACAACTGATTATGATTTATTACCCAAGGATCATCCTAAATATCAAATGAGCGAAGATGAATTTGCAGAAAGTATAACTGATTATCCTGAAGGAGTTAAGAGTGCGGCACAAAGAGCACTTAATTATGCCGAGAAAAATGGGTGGGGTAGTTGTGGAACAGCCGTAGGAAAACAAAGAGCCAATCAATTAGCCAAAGGTGAACCAATATCTGTGGATACAATCAAAAGAATGTATTCATTTTTAGCACGACATAAAGGTCAAGGTGCAGATAAAGGTAAATACGGAGAGGGGTGCGGAAAGTTAATGTATGATGCATGGGGCGGTGATGCGGCATTATCTTGGTCTGAAAGAAAACTTAATCAACTTGAAAAAGAAAAGATGAGTTTTGATAAGGCACACATGACTTTTGCATTAGATGAAGAAAAGAAAATGATTATTGGTGCCGCAATGGTTCCCAATAAAATGATTATTCGTTATGATGAATTAGGTAATCCTTACTATGTTTATTTTAGTAAAGAAAGTATTAAAAAAATGGCTGCAAAGTTTTTAAAAGAAAAACGAACAGACGAAGCCAGTATAGAACATGATGGTAAAAAATTAGGAAAAGAAAAAGTATTTATAACAGAGAGTTGGGTTAGTGATGATCCAATCTACGATAAATCATACAAATACGGATTTAATCTTCCATCTGGGACCTGGTATGTGCAGATGAAAATAAATGACGATAATGTATGGAAAATGATTAAAGAGAAATCTTTAAATGGATTTTCGGTTGAAGGGTTATTTGCCGAGAAATCTATATTCTCCAAAGAGGATAAACAAATAAACAAAATTACTCAAATACTTAAATCAATTACAGATGAATAGTAAACAAGCAATTGACAAGATTATGAAAATTCTTAATCTAACTCCACAAAAATTTTTTGAGGCAAAAACCGATCAAGGTGTGCAACTTAAAATGGAAGGTGAATTAGAAGTAGGAGGACCAATCTATGTCGCAACAGAAGAAGGCATTATGCCAGCACCAGATGGAACACACAAAATCGATGATGGTTCAGAGATTGAAGTTATAGATGGTAAAGTTTCAAAAATTAAAATGGGCAATGAAGAAACTAAAAAAACTGACGATGCAAAAATCGAAGATGAAAAAGAAAAAGTAGAAATTGCTGATGAAGACATGTCAAATGTTGAATTGGAATTTGGTGATGTAAAACTTAAGAGTGGCGAAGTATTAAGAATTGGAACGGCTGAACCTGGAGTAGGTGTGGCTGTTAAAAAAGTTGGATACGACGGAACATTAAGTGCAATAGCCGATGGCGAATATGAAACTGAAGGTGGAAAGATGATTTCTATTACAGGTGGAGCCATTGATGGTTATCAAGATGCATCAGACAAAGAAAACAAATCACCAAAAACTGAAGAAATAAAGACAGGTGAAATGTCAGCAGTTGAAATTGCACAAATATTTGCTCAAGCCTTAAAAAAGTTTGAAGTTAAATTAGATGCAATTGAAGAAAAATTTACTGGTTTAGAAACAAAATTTACAAAATTTTCTAAAGAACCAGCGGGTGAAAAAGTATACAATCAAAAAACTGTAAACTTTGATGAAGAAAACAGACCATCTACAAAGTTGGAAAGTTTCAAAAAAATGAGAGAATTACTCTCAAACAAATAAATTAAAAATTAAAAATTTTAAAAATGAATAACAAAAAATCATTAAAAAAATTAGACTTTTCATACGACTTAACTGGACTTAGTAATTACGTAGACCAATTAAATACTGATATTATTCAAGAGGCCGTGTTGTCTCCAATCACAATGTCGTATGTAAATACAATTATCGGGATTAAAGGCACTCAAAACGTAAATTTATTGAGTGAAACATTAGTAGTTCAAAATGGTAATACTTGTGGATTTGATAACTCAGGTTCAACAACATTTACAACTGCTGCATTAACAGTAGGACAATATAAAGTAAATCAGTCCTTATGTTTGCAATCGTTAAACGAACTTTGGCTTGGCCAGTTTTTAAATCAGGGCTCTTATAATGAGCAAGCTCCGTTTGAACAAGCGATAGTAGATTTACAAACTCGTCAGATCAAACGTTTTAACGAAGACCAATTATGGCAAGCAACTTCTGGTTCAAGTGCATTCTCTGGTTTCATTGAATTATTTGCAAATACCGCAGGTGTTGTTAAACTTGACACATTACCAGCATATTCTGCAACTACACAAGCACTTTGTTCAATCACTGGTGCAACAGTTCAAGAAAAAGCAAATAGAATATTAGCACAAGTTGATAATATTATTGATAACTTAGATAGAAATATTTTCCAAAGAGATGACGTAATTATTTATATGGGACTTCAATCGTTCAAGTGCTATTTAACGGCTTTAAGAAATGTGAACAATTTTCATATCGATACAAGAAATGAAAAATTAGGTCAAGTGTATGAAGTATATCATCCTCAAACAAACTTTAAAGTTGTTGGTTGTCCTGGATTAAATACAGACTTAATCGCAGCAGGTCCGATGCAATATATGTTAGTGGGAACTGACTTAATGTCGGATGAAGATAGCTTTAGAAGTTGGTGGAGTATGGACTTCCAAGAAGTTAGGATCCTTAGTGCATGGAAATTAGGAACGCAATTAGCATTCCCAGAATTTTTCGTGACGAACGGTCTTTAATCGAATAATATTCAAAAATGAAGGGGACTTAAAAACCCCTTCATTCTTAAACAAAATAAACTAAAACAATAATAAATTAATATTTATGTCTTGTAATATAACAGCAGGCATTCCTTTAGGATGCCGCGACAATTCGGGTGGAGTAGCAAATGCATGGATTACTGCTTATGATAATATCACATCCATTGGTGCAACAGGTGCAACACCAGATCAAATCACTTCAATAAGTGGTTCAGGAGTTTTTTATAAATACGAACTTATCAGAACTTCTTCACAATTTACAGAAACGGTAAATGCAAGTTTAGAGGCAGGAACAGTTTTCTACCAAGATGAATTAGCAACATACTTTGCTAAAATGACACAAGAGAAAAGAAATATTCTTAAAGTGTTGGCTCAAAACCAAAAATTAGCGGTTGTCTTTGAAGACAACAACGGACTTTACTGGCTGATGGGACAAAATTATGGAAGTTTTATTTCAGCGGGAACACAAGTTTCCGGAAAGGCCCTAGGCGATGCCAACGGACTGAACATGACTTTCCAATCTTTAGAGCAATTCCCTATCAATTCTTTGGACGGAACTCTTGCAGAAGTTATTCAAGGTTTTACAATTGCATAATTGCAAATCAATTTAAACATGGGAGGGTATACATTACTCTCCTGTGTTTTATTTTTATATTATGATATTAATTAAGACTGGTCAGGAAAATACAATTGTAATTACAGTATCTCAAAATGCTGAATTATCAAACCCACAATGGTTATTTTCATTCACTCATATCTTTTCAAAAAGAACAGTTAGATTTATTTTACCAAATGTTTCAACACATAAAAGTAGGTATGATGAATTTGTATTTGTTGAAGGACAAGGTGTTAATGAAATTGCATTTCCATTTGAGGGCCAATATATTTATAATGTCTATGAACAGATCGCACAAAATCCACCAAATCTTAATCCAGCCTTAGCCTATAATGTTGTTGAAACTGGTATTGCAACCGTAATGGCAATGTCCGCATCCACAACAAATGATTACTATGAAGAATTTATTTCACCAAATGAATTCAATTCGAACTATATTTTTGCACCAAACGAGTTAAATCCACCCACACCTAGTCCAACTGAAACTGCAACTAATACTCCAACTCCTTCAATAACACCAACCAATACTCCTACTAATACTGAAACTCCTACACAAACACCTACTCCAAGTATTACCCCAAGTGAAACTGCAACACAAACCCCTACACCTACACAAACACAAACTGCATCACAAACAAATACTCCTACTCCAAGTATTACAGCCTCACAAACTCAAACACAAACTCAAACCGCAACACCTACACAAACTCCTACACAAACCAAAACTCCTACACCTACTCCAACAACAACAACAACTTTAACGGCAAGCCCTACAAATACAAGAACACAAACTCCTACTCCTACTCAAACTAGAACACCAGGATTAACATCTACTCCAACTCAAACATCTTCTCCTACAAATACACCAAGTATTACTCCAAGCCAAACACAAACAAATACTCCAACTCCAAGTATAACAGCCAGTCAAACAATGACACCAACCCCAAGTATTACGGCATCAGAAACTCCTACTAATACTCCAAGCCAAACACAAACTCCAACTAATACCGCAACTAATACATCTACTCCAACACCAACTCCTACAAGATTAGGTGTTATTTTAAGTGGAGGAACCGTATCTGATGCAGGTGGATTTAGAACTCACACATTTACATCAGGAGGAACTTTAACAGTTATTCAAGGTGGACCAGTGCAATTATTATTAGTGGCCGGAGCCGGTGGTGGTGGAGGAGGCGGTAATTCAGGAGGAGCAGGCGGTGGTGGAGGAGGCGGTGGCCAAATCTATACAGGATTTACAATTACATCAGGTGGAACAGTATCCATTGGTAATGGAGGTAATGGAGGAAGTGGAACTGGTGTTGCAGGATCTAATGGTTCAAATTCAACATTCCTAACATTTACCGCAATTGGTGGTGGTGGTGGAGCAGCAGGATTTTCAAATAACACACCACAAAATGGTTCTGATGGTGGAAATGGTGGTGGAGGTAATTCAAGAAATTCCTGCACAATTTCAGGAGCAGGTGGAATAGGAACTGCAGGTCAAGGTAATAATGGACAAAGTGGTGCTGCCGGAGGACAAGGAGGATCATCAAATAATCAACCAGGGTATTCTGTTGGCGGATCAAGTTATGGATGTGGTGGTGGAGTTGGTAATGGATCAAACGGAGCCGCAAACACTGGTAATGGAGGTGGTGGTGCAGTTGGAACTGCAGGAGTTGGTGGAAATGGTGGAAGTGGAATAATGAAAATAACCTATGCATTATAAATGTTTGATTATTTAACTAAAAAACTATATTTATAATTATGAGTGATAATAAAGAATTTGAATTTAAGGTATTAGATTTTGCATCAATTGCTAGGGTTCCTATCATTGAAGAAAATTTAATCATAAATACAAGGACACCATGGGTTTACTATGGACCAGCCAATCTTGCACCACAAGAATTAATTCGTTTATACAATTCATCTCCGACACATAGAGCAGCAATTACATCAAAGTGGTATGCAACAAGAGGAGAAGAAATATCATTAAGGTCTCAAGAAAATTCAAGACTTGAAATGGTTAATAGTATAGGTGATAAAGTATATGACCTATGGTCAAAAGCCTGTTTAGATTTTATTCTTTACGGGGCATTCGCATTAAATATAGTGTGGAGAAAAGATAGGGAACAAGGATTTGAAATGTATTATATTGATACATCAAAATTAAGAGCAGAAAAATCTGACATGAGTGATAGAATAAATAATTTTTATTACTGCCCTGATTGGGCCTTCCCTAAGAAATTCCCACCAAGAAGACTTCCTGCATTTAATCCAAATCATGAAGAACACTCGCAAATTTTTTACTACACCACACATAGTTGTGGGAATTCATACTATGCCACCCCGTCATATTGGGGAGGTGCGACTGCGATTTCCACACAAGTTGAAATATTTAATTGGCATTTTAACAATATTTGTAATGGACTTTCCCCGTCTTTATTTATTTCTTTGAATACGGGCATCCCAGGTCCAGAAGAACGAGAGCAGATTTATAATAATTTAAATGCAAAATATGGCGGATCAAATCAAAGTGGAAAATTATTTTTAACCTTTAGTGATAGTAAAGATAATGCACCAGAGATTACACCAATTACATCAAACTCAAGTGATAAAATGTGGGTTGAACTCAATCAAATGGTTCAAGAAACAATTTTAACATCTCATCAGATTAGTTCTCCTGAATTACTTGGTATACAAGTGCCTGGAGCATTGGGAAGTTCAGATCATCTCGAAGCCCAAGACCATTTTCAAAACCTTGTAATTCGTCCGATCCAATCGGAAATTAAAGCCGTCTTCGAAAAATTAATTTCATTACGTGATGGTGGAGCACCAACTGAAATTGATATCAAACAATTTGTAATGGTGTCATTGCCAGATGCCGCACCAATTGAAACAGTTGATGTAAATAAAAAAGAAATTGTGGGAGAAGATAAACAAGAAACAATAAACTAATTATGTCTTTACAACCAGGCCAAATACCTCAGGATGTGTTGCTCATATCCGAACAGAAATTAAAAAATTTCAGTGATATTGACCCCAACGTTTCCTCTTCCATATTGTTGCCGTTTATTGCGGTTAGTCAACAAAAAGTTATCGAGTATATCATCGGAGGCCGCTATTATCAGGAATTATTAAATGGTGTTATCAATAATAATTTATCACAAGTTGATTATGATTTCTTAGTTTATTTTGTTCAACCCTGTCTTATATGGGCCGCTTATTCGGAGGCACTCCCTTCGATTTTTATGCGGCTTAAAAATAATGGGATAGTGAACGGATCTGAACAAACTGTTTCAATTAAGGATATGCAATACATGCAACAAAGGGCTGACGATAGAAGTCAATTCTTTGAGCAAAGAATGATAGATCAAATCATATTCAATTCAAATCTTTACCCAAGTATATTTCAATGGACAACAAAGAACGGATTACAACCACATCTTGGTGTCAATTACTTTAGTGGAATTCATCTTGCAAATGGTAATAGATATGGTGGCAGTGGTATACCAAGAGGAATGGTTATTTATGGAGACCCAACGTTTTATTGTTGTGGGATTTAATTATGAATGAAAATTTAATTTTAATATTATCAAATGCCTTAACAGGTGTTGCATCTTTTTTGGTTTCAAAAAGAATGTCAAATGCACAAACCGATAATCAAATTTTAAAAAATTTGGAATTGGCAATGGGTGTATATCAAACTTTATGTGAAAACTTAAAAGATGAAATTGTTAATCTAAATCTTAAAATACAAGATCTAGAAAAAAAGATTGATGAATTACATGAAGAAAATAAAATCTTAAGAGGATACGGAAAATCAATATAATATGAGTAATACAGAAGAAGTATTTGTTCTTAAACCATTAAAGAATGAAAATAGAGGTAAGTATCTTGAAAGATGTTCAAAGAACAATCGAATGAGATTACAATATCCAAATATGAGAGAACGTTTAAATTCCTGTATGCATGGATTTAATTCATTTTATAAGTATTGGAATAAGATGGAAGACTTTGCAGAGGTGCCAGAAGATAGTGCATTAGGAGAATGTATTGCAAATGAAAAAGCCAAGGGTGCAGATTACAGAACGGCTTATGCAACTTGTTCAACAAAAGTTGTAAATCAACCTGCAGGTGGAACTAATCCAAGTGTTGGTTCTACTTCATCAGTAAGTTTGTCTGAAGATGATAACTTAATTGAAGAACCCGTATTATTAGCAGATTATCCATGGGATGAATGCATCGCCGATCAACTAGATAAAGGTTATGATGAAGAAAGTGCAAATAAGATTTGTGGGTATATCAAAGCCAAAAATGCCTAGTAGACTACCAAGATACTAAAAAACCCTCTTCCAAATAGAAAACGTATAACTATAAGGAGAGGGTTTCTTTATTATTAAAACAACATCAAGAGAGACTAGAATGGTAAATCGTCATCACTGCAATTAATATAGTCTTCAACATTTGCAGGTATAGGATCTGTCCTATAAATTTCTTCAGCAATTTTATTAAGTATTATAACATCTTGTGGATAGTCAGGAAACTTTTCAAGACTTTCAACCAACATATTATGTAATATTTTTAGTTCATATAACTTGAATGTAATTGGATTTGCATCAAAGTTATCATATTCAAAATTGATATATTGTTTTTTATTACTCATGTTATTTGTTTTTATAATTGTTCTTTAAATTCTTCAATAATCTCTAAGTCAGTAGTTCCGTCTTCAGGTGTTTCACTAATAAAATCAAATACAATATTATATTTATTTAATGGTATATTATTTTGTTTCATTAACTCAAGAACATATTCTTCAGTTGGGAAACGATATATTGTTGGTTTATAACTCATGTTATTTGTTTTTAAATTATAAAATATTGTTTTTAATTAACCAAGGTTTGATATCAACAGATAAGTAATAATCACCATCCATTTCAAAATATTTATTGAAATTTCTTTTTATATCAATTTTATGTTCTTCAAACCATTTTTCACATAATTTTTCGGTTTCAATAATAGGTAAATCACTATCAACTGCATCTTGAATTAATTCAAATAATTCATCTACAATCATTTCTTTATCAATAATTTGACCGTGAATAAATTCAGGGTGAGATACTAATTCCATGTAAAGTTCGGTAAATGTTTTCATATTGTTTGTTTTTACAAAGATACACAATTATTGTTATAAAATTCTTTTCTTACAATCTTTTTTAAAAGTTTTTCACCACGTTTGGTAAATGGTTTTAATTTACCATTAACCAATTGATAGTATTCATTTTCATTAGGCCAGCCCCAAATACCATTTGGAGTTAAGTTTTTAATAACTTGAGTAAACCATTGTTCGTTTGCGACATACTGATAATGTTCCATATTGTTTATTTTTATTTGTTTGTTTCAACAAAGATACGTAATTGTTTTGAATTATAAAAATTATTTTATTTCTTTTTTAATTAGTCTTGCAACAATAATACCAAGGAATTCCATAGGATTTAAATCACATATATTATTAACCTCATGGCATAAATTGTTTAATTCTTCCGCATTGGTTATTTGTCCTTCAAATAAGGTTTCGTTTGTCAGATCATCATTTACTTCAACCCACATTCTATCCATGTAATAATAAAAATTAATGGTATAGATGTCGTAGTTAAAACTTTCTTGATTTAACCCTTGTATAATTGATAATGTTATTAACATATAATTTGTTTTTAATTGAAATATAAATCAGAATAAAAATCTGCAACCTCATTGTTCCATGCATCTTCAAGACTTTCACTTGGACTATAATCACAACTTACTAAGAACATTCTTCTCTTCTCAAGAATATCATCCTCCATTGCCTCATAGAAGCCCAATACCGTCTCAAAATCACTTTCGTTGGCACTTTCTATGTCTTCAAAATAATCGGCCTTAAAATCGTTATAAATGTCTTCTGTGGTTATACCTCTAACCAAAAACCTTACTACAAAATTAACTGTTTCTATCATTTGTTTATATTTTTTATTTTGATTTAATAACCATTGTTCGTATTCACCATCCAACATAAGATCGTAATCCTCCGAAGATAAGTAATTTGTTCGCATTTTAAAAATTATTTTTTTAATTTATCTTGAACAACACAACAACCATAATCAGTTAT